ATCCACCGATGCCATCTTTTACAAGCTCAAAAGCTTGCATATACTCTGCCTTTTCATTGAAAGTCAGAATATGTCTGCACTTCGTAATGATGTAATTACCAGTCGTCATCGTGCTGTCTTCGTTAACAGGAGATGTTTCCCCTCTCGTAATACCGCTCGGTTCAGGAAATTGACATTTAATGACATCGCCTGCAGAAATAGCACTATCACCATAGATTGTAATGTGAGTAATCGTAGTTAAGAAGTGCGCCATATAATATGGTAGTTGGTTTTTCTTTTCAGCTCGTTCTGCGTTTTCTGTTCTTGGATCAAAAGGAACAATCTGAATGTTTCCTTCGTCTTTACCTATTTCATCTTGAGTTCTGAGACTTGAAGAAACAGATTTTTCATTCAGCGTCTCAAATTCTAGATTTTTTGGGTTAGTTTGGAAATTAACAATTTCCCCAGTAACACTGTTCTTCAGCTTGACCAAATTGCTTCCTGCACCAATTCTTCTGGCAATGCCTTGATTACCGTTTTGAATGAGCTTCGTCGCTAGAATGTTTCTCCACTTTGAACCAGATACGTTCAAATTTGTTAATCCAGATTGCATGAAACACTTGTCGCCGATATTCTCTTTGCCTTCTTTGATTAACATTTCCATGCTCTTAAAAACAAAGCCGTACTTGTTTTCAAAGAAGTAAAATGCATGTCCTTGGAATTCTTGAGACATGGCATATTCTAATCGAATTTGATCGATACACTCAATAGGAGTCTTTTCAGTAAAGTTGAAAGCATGTAGCCCACGCGTTTTTTCGGCGAACAGCGGTTTGGCAGAATCGATGGCTTGCAAATATGCTTTCACCATCTTTTCGCATTCTATCTTTTTTCTGACAAGCGGCAGATTACGAATAGTGGCTGATTTCCATACTTCATATGTCACGCACGAAAGTTTATAGACGACGGCCTTGTCATCGTTAGTAGGAATAACAGAGTCAACAGCTACGATATAAAGCTCGTATCGAATAGAAGATTTTGGATTCTCTTCGTCTGTCGTAAAATCAATTACAATTCTTTTATCTGTGAAAACAAAGTGATTGAACATTCCCTTTGCATCATAGAATTCGAACTCTGCGAGCACGGTTGGATTCAATACAGATTCATATATATTTGCTTGCACACAGACAGGAGTCAAATCAAGTGCCTTGCCACAATCAACAGTTTTAGCTGTGGCATCAATCATTAAAAACTCATTGAGTTTAAACTGTCCGTCTCTAATAGAAGTCATATTATGTGCTTATTTGTTGAATGAATTGTTTTTCTACTTCTGCTAAATAAGAAGACTTTAACACAACTACATTTTTCTTGAGTTCGTTTGTTTCTTTCTCATCATCATATGCATTGACTGCATACCAATATTCGGCTTCGGCGTCTGGTATATTTTGACTTAATACTTTTATTTCACTTATTCCTTCGGCTGCATTCACTGCAAATGTACCACTTACATGTTTTACAGTCAGGCGATTGTTTTCAAGATCAATATAGTCGATTGTAGCAAATGCTCCAGTACTCGTCTGAGACACTCTATCTCCAACTTCGAATCCAGTTGGGACGACAGACAGAGACAATGATAATACTTTATTTGTAGATACTATCCACTCTTCTTTGATTCTTTCGTAACCGATCACCGCGCCAGTATTTGTAAGTTTAGGCTTCCAATACTTCCGCGCGTTAGCAGTTTCATCTGCAATAAGAGAATCATACTGCTGAATCGTAATAAGTCTTTCGTCTTCATGCCAGTTTAATCGATAGAAGAGAGTAATCGATCGAGCATTCGAATTGGATCCATACTTTGTTTCCATGTAATTCTTAAAATCTTCTGTAGATTTATAGTAGTCGTAATAAGGATCCACGATATTGTTCGTAAGATAAATCATCCAATCAAACTTCGAAGATCCATAATAGTTATAAGACAAAAGATCTGGTCTCTCGAAGCCTTCTTCGAGCGTAAATTGGAAGGTAGAGTAAATATCTCTCTTCGTCTTTTCAGTAAAATCTACTCGCGCCAAGATGTTCTTGGCAACGCTGCCGTCATAGTCTACAATAGGAAATCTATCAAAATATCTTGCCATCTTAGTTTCCTCTTAGTTTAAAGCGTTTCTTATGGCGTCTGTTCCTTCGTTCATCTTTTCATCGATATTGAAAGGTATCTCAGCCTTATCAAGGCCTTTTTGCAACTCACCTTTCAGCGTTTCCCATGTCGCGCTAAGACGATCACCGCCTTCTCTTCCGTAATCTCGCGATGTTTGAATTTGAGTTTCAAGCATTGTGATTGAAACTTCGATAAACGCAGGATGGCTTGTGCCTTCGAAGAATGCAGGAATTCCTTGCGGCGAATAGTTCAATTCGATACTTTGAATCAAGCACGGCTGGAACTTAATTAACTGTGCACTACCAGCAATCTTCAGTTCTGGCTGACACAAGAATGGATAAGCGAGTGCAGCAGTACCTAAGCTACTGTATGATGGTAGCGCATAAGCTTTCATCGCTTTTAGCAGATCCATCAGCTGTTGGCTTTCTTTCTCATTTCGAGGCGCAAAAGTCCATTCGAATCGATGTGTACGAAGAGGAACACCACTAAACAGCGCTTGAATGTGAGGATTTGGAACAGCACCGACTGCTTGGCCTATCGTGCTACCGCCTATCTTTTCGGCTGCTTGCACCAATTGACCATAAGCTAGAGCAGCTGCAGCATTTTTTAATGCTTGAGTTTTACCTGCGCCATCTGAAGAAGCCAAATATAATTGAGCAGCATCCGCAATACCGCCTGCCAAGCCCTGTGATTCTTGGCCAACTTCAATGTCGAAACTTTCTCTTATGCCTTTCGGTAGAGGAAGAGCAAATGCTTGTACAAAGTCAAGAGTTGCCGCAGTTTGAGGAGAAGGTCGCTGATATCTCTTAAACTTAAATGCCATGTAATACTTCTCACTGATATGATCAGGGAATTGCATTCCTGACAGACCAAGACCTTCAATCTTATTTGAAGCTCTTTGAATAGCGTCGACATATGTTTCAGCGTTAGGAGAAGCTCCGATAAGATTACCGTTCTGCGGATTAAAGTTATTACGAATGTCGGCACACGATGCTCTCTTCATCTCGCTCGTAAATGTTTGGAAATACTTGTCTTCGAGTCCAGCAGTTAAAGAATCTCCGAAGCGCGCTGAAAGCTCTGATGCAAGTCTATCAGAAAATCCTACCTTCTTTAATGCTTTGGCAAAAAGATCCTCGACTGCGTTCTCAAGTTTGTCTTCGAGTTTATTAGTAAAATTCCTTACGGCTCTGTTTACCAGACCACCCGCGTCTCTCTTAAGACTATCTAAATTTACTAGTCGATTATCTCTTCCGGCCATGTTATCTCTCAAATTAAAAGGCTACATCTTATTTATAAATAGATTCATGGCTTATCAGGGAAAGTTTCGACCAAAGAATACAAAGAAGTATATCGGAGACTCGAACAATATCATATATCGTAGTCGGTGGGAATTAAAGTTCATGATGTACTTAGATTCCCATCCTAATGTCGTGCAATGGGGAAGTGAAGAACTCGTCATCCCATATCGTTCTCCTATTGACAATCGAGTACATCGATACTTTCCAGACTTTATTGTCAAGAAGAAAAATCCAGAAGGTAAGATTGATACTGTGGTGGTTGAAATAAAACCTCATGCGCAGACGCGGCCTCCAGTGGTGATAAATAAGCCTAATAAGCGTTATATTAATGAAGTCATGACATGGGGTGTCAACGAAGCCAAATGGAAAGCTGCAGCAGTATTTTGTAATGATCGAGGTTGGAAGTTCGATATACTGACCGAAAAAGAATTAGGAATTAAGTTTTAATGGCAACAGTCTTTGATAGTATCATTACTCAAGGTGTCCGTGCTGGCCAAATACCAGCGCGTACTAACACTGCGCGTGAGTGGTTCAGAGATACTGCTGGCAAAATGAACCGTATCAATGAGCGTGAGATGATGAAGGGTGATACAGTACGTATGACCACTCAGCCTCTGCTCGGATCAATGTACATGTTTTACTATGATCCAAAACACAAAGAAGAGCTTCCATACTACGATAGATTTCCTCTGATCTTTCCATATAAGAAGGTCAAAGGTGGATTTATGGGACTCAACTTACACTACTTGCCGTTACAACTCAGAGCGAAGTTGATGGACGGCTTATATGACTTTGCAAACAATACTCGTTACGACGAGTCGACTCGCCTGAAACTTAGCTATGAACTCATGACACAGGCCGCAAAGCTAAGATGGTATGCTCCATGCATCAAGCATTACTTGACTTCGCACGTACAGTCAAAGTTTATGTACGTTTATCCATCTGAATGGGATATCGCGCTCTTCTTACCAACAGAACGTTTCGTCAAAGCAAGAAAGAATCAAGTTTGGATGGATACGAAAAGAATGCTAGGAGTTACTAAGTAATGTCAAATAGACCTAACTTCGTAGAAAACTCTCGCGGTGAGCCAGTGGAATCACAATACGGTGAAATCACTTTACGACAGCGTGAAAGAATACTAGAAAGTTCAAGTCCAATAACGGTAGGACAAGTTCTTACCTCCGGAGATCCAGTAGCTTTAGAGTTAGTTAGACTTGGCAGACTAGCAGATCCTCGAGTTCAACCTGCAACTACGAGATCTCAACCGGCCGCTTCTACTAGACAAGAAACTCCTACACGTTCGACTGCCGCGGCGGGTGCAGCCGCCGGGACAGGCACTGGAGTTGGGGCGCCTGCTCCAAAAACAGTAATTGATGAGCGTTTAAGAGGCGAAGGTGTTAATACTAATTCAGAATTATTCGAAAGAGATTCTGAAGGTAATCTTACTAATATATCTAAAGCTAGAACTTCTGATTCTGCTTTTAGTACAGGTGCGCGCACAACAGGAACGTTCAACATCGGTCGATTTAGAGCAGAAGTTTCTGGCGCCGACAGTGTACTGCCTACTCACAGCTTCTTAGTAGTTTTTGCTCCGATGATCTGGACGAGATCAAAATTTAGTGCTCAGAATCTCGACTCGCTTCTTACGATGAGATGCGATAACGTCGTTCTTCCTTCTGTGAATCTCTTACAAGAGCAAAACATTCGAAGATATGGATTTGGTCCAGTCGAAAACGTTGCGTATGGTGTAAACGTCGGAGATTTTACTCTGCAATTCATCGTCGATAAGAATGCTTTAGTTATAGAATACTTCGAAGAGTGGTTAAATCTCATCGTCAATCGCGACTCTTTTGGCGGCGCGAATATGAATAACAACAATCTTAAAAATGGAAGAAAACCTTACGAGATTGCCTATAAAGATACATACTCATGTCCTAACGTAAACGTGTTTGTATATGACCGAGCTCAGAACCAAGTCATGACGTACAATATATATGATGTATTTCCTACTGGAATACAAAGTATGAATATGTCATGGAGCGAAGAAAACACTTTGATGAAGCTGAACATCACTTTCTCTTTCACTGATCTTCGAATCAATAGAATTCCGCCAAAGACCCGTGTAGATGATAAGTCGTTTAAAGACGAAATTATTGTAACAGGTAGAAGAAGAAATCCGGACGGAACTTTTGTTGTCGGTGATCCCGGAAATCCGCTATCTACTCTCAATTCTCCGCTTGGAAGAGGCCTTGAGCTTACAAACTTGACGAATGAAACTACGATTATAGGCGATTTTGCTGGGAGAATTCGAGGCTCGGTAACACCCGTTCAATTAAGTACACCAACTACAAACCAAACTGCAGATGTTCCGGTGCCGAAAAACTACTCGACTCTCGGAGTGCGCATCAATCCAGGCGCTTAATACATAATTTTAAATCTAGGAGAATATATAATGCCTTTACCAAAAATCGATCAACCACTCTTTGACGTGACTGTCCCTTCTTCAAAGAAGAAAATTCTTTTCAGACCATTCTTGGTGAAAGAAGAAAAGATCTTGTTGATCTCTCAACAGGGTGGAGAAGATACTGATGTGATCAGAGCCATCAAGCAGATCTTAAGACTGTGCGTGCAAGACGAAGACTTTGATGTCGATAAGCTTACGACATTCGATCTTGAATATTTGTTCTTAAAGCTTCGCGCGAAGTCGGTGAACAACATCGTCAAGCTATCTTATCGTGATAACGAAGATGACAAAGTTTATGACTTTGAACTCAATCTCGATTCGATTGAAGTCGAAATGCCAGAAGGTGTAGACTCGACTATTAAGTTGTCTGATAATATTTCAATGATCATGAAATATCCGAGTGCGAGCATCACCGATAAGATCACACAGTTTGACAACGAAGTCGATCTGATGACTTTCTTTATTATCAACTGCATTGACACTATCGTGACAGACGAAGAAATCTATCCTGCTTCTGAGTATACAGATAAAGAACTCGAAGAGTTTCTCGATCAATTGCCAGTCAATTCTTTCGAAAAGATTCGTACGTTCTTTGAGAAGATGCCGAAGCTGTATCATAAGATCGAATATAAAAATGAACTTGGTAATGATAGGAGTATCGAGTTAACGAATCTCAAAGATTTTTTTATGTGGCGCTGAGTCACAACTCGCTTCAAAACTACTATAGTA